ACTCCTGCGATCGCTTTTGGCACCAAGCCTGAGACGAAGATCGTGGTTCAGACGGCTAAGGCCGCTGAGATCCAGGGCATCAAGGTTGGTACACAGGACGGTAAGCACAGTGTGACGCCGAAGCCTGGCGAACTGCGCTCCCTGGATATTGACTGGAAGACTCCGCTTGCTGAGGGCATTCACCCGGCTATCGGCTGGTCGATCAGTGGGCAGAAGTCCAAGAAGACCCGCGTCTTCAACAACACTCTGGTTATTGGTGACGACGAGGTGAAGGGTACTGAGATCGCTGTGAAGGTTACTGTCGACAATCCTGGCGCTGACGGCAACAAGCAGCTGACGGCCTCGACCACCGTCACAGTGTCCTGATACACTGGGCCATAACCGCCCCACTATCCCAAATGGGATGGTGGGGCTTTATGGTTGAGAGGAGAAAGTGTTGAGTCAGATTAATGAGATGCCTCCCGAGACCGGGGCAGGGCTTTCGTTTGACTACTCGGTGTGGTCTGCAGGGTCTGTTCTTAGGATGGTTAACGTTCCGTTCGACAACACCTATCGTGACATTATTGACTGGACTCGCTACGGGTCGCCTAAAGACTATGTGGAGTCGTTTGAGCACTCTCAGTCGGTGCGCCTAGACTCAATGACATACCTGGCTCAGGGGCGACCGATCAGGGTTCCAACGCCTTTTTCGCGTGCTGTGCAGTTCAACTATGTGATGGTGACGAATCCTGGGCGACCGTCATCGGCGTTTACAGCCGACTATCAGCCAACCGTATTTTTCTATTTCATTACAGATGTGCAGTATCTCAATCCCGGCACTACGCAACTTGTGCTGCAACTTGATGTGTGGACTACTTACTATGACCGGGTTGAATTTGGTCGGGGCTTTCTCGAGCGGGGCCATATGGGCATTGCTGCTACTGACTCCTTCGATGATCACGGTCGTACTTGGTTGACTGTTCCTGAGGGTCTTGATCTTGGTGGTGAGCACATGGTTGCTCGCAACTATCGCAAAGTTCTCGGTGACATCCAGAACAAGAAGTATGACGTTATTATTACCTCGACCATCAAACTCGATGCCCCTTACGGGTCCCGCACGTCTCCGTCAATGATTATGGCTGACGGGTCTGATATGGAAGGCCTCCCTAACTCTGTGGATATCTGGTGGGCTGATGCATCTGGGTTTGCTGCGGGGATGAAATATCTTGCGGATTATCCTTGGATTGCTCAGGGGATTGGGTCTGTAACCCTGGTTCCCAAGGGGATGCTTAAGGGGGACGGTTCTCGCAAGGTGCAGCTGGGGAGCGCGTCGTGGTGGGCGTTGACGAATCCTGGAGTTGAGAACAAGCGTGGCTACTGGATTACTAGGGAGAACTTCCGCGAAAATCTTATGCGTCTGGTGCTACCCGAGTACTCTGAGTTGAAGAAGTTCTGTACGGCACCGTACACGATTCTTCAGTTTACGACATACACGGGCAACCCGATCGAGGTCCGTCCTGAGTCGTTGGCGAGTGATGATATTGGGTTTACTGCGTGGGTGCACCTCGCACCGCCAATGCCCCAGATTCTCTTCTCCCCAAACTGGTTGAACAGGCATCCCCGAGCCGACGTGATTGATGTGGATGCCTCCACCTGGACGCAGCAGACTGGCGAAGAGCTAGACGTTGCTACGGGGTACCAGAGTCTACCCACTTTTGCCGTGCTCAATAATAGTGCGCTCAACAATCTCGCTTCTAATGCCCACACGATTGCCCAGCAGTACAATGGGGCGAAGTGGGCGCAGCAGCGTGCGCAGCGCGCAGCGACCGCTAGTCGGGACATTGCTAACGCGGGGATTGCCGCCACGCAGGCGGGCGCCGAGAACTCGATGTGGGGCAACAGCGCGAACGCGGACTCACAGTCCCGTTACAACAACATGCGTGCCACGGTGTCTGCCGTGCAGGGCGGGATGACCGCCCTGGGTGGTGTGGTGGGCCTGAACGCCCAGGCTGTCGGGCAGGGGCTCGGGCAGGCGGCCACCTCTCAGGTGAACGCCATGATCAGCAACAGTCAGGCACAGTCGCAGGCGCATATTCAGAATCAGCTGGTGTCGGGGCAGTCGCAGATCAGTCAGCAGCAGCAGCGTGCTGTGCGGGACACGAACTATGAGTTGGCTCAGTTCTCTGCTAACGGTGACTATGAGAACGCGATTGCGTCTGTCAACGCTCAGGTTCAGGACATGCAGGTGATTCCACCGTCAGTTGTGGGGCAGACCGCGGGGACTGTTACCCCTATGGTTGCCTATCAGATGTCGCTGGATTGTCGCGTTCGCATGCTGTCGTTTAACTCGATGCGGCGTATTGGGGACTTCTGGCTTCGTTATGGCTACAATATGAACGTCTGGGTAAGTATGTCTAAACTCTCCTTGATGTCGCACTTTACGTACTGGAAGATGTCTGAGTGCTATCTGGTGCGCGCAAACATGCCTGAAGCCTTTAAGGGTACAATTAGGGGCATCTTCGAGAAGGGGGTTACCGTGTGGAAGCAGCCGTTCAATATTGGTAGGACGAGTGTCAGGGAGAACCGGATCGACACGAGCGTAAAGGTGAAGTTAAGTGAGTAAAAACAATGACTTTGTTTCTCGCGAGTTTTACGGGAAACCTGGGGCTCTAGTTTCAAGTAGCGCAGAGAACCGGCAGATGGTCCTACAGAACATGTATTTTCGCCAGCTAATGGGGAAGTGCATGTCACGGTTTACGTGGGAGGGGCTACCGAACGACATTGACCCCCGATTTATTGAGAAAACCATTTTCAGTAACGGCTTCAGCGTCTTCTACTTCGACACCCTCCTGGAACTGTTTATGTCCATGCCCGCCACACCAACGGGCATGCTCGACATCCAGGACAACCCCGTTAAGTATGTTGTCACACGCAACGGCGTCTACTCCCGAGAGGTGGCCGCCAACGACTGTGTAACCATCTGGGGCAACCAGACCCGCATCAGCGACCTCGACATCGTCCGCATCTACTCCGAGCGACTTGCTCTCGTAGACAGGACCATTGAGATCGACCTGCTCAACGAGCGCAACCCCATGATCGTCGCGTGCAGCAACGACCAGAGGCAGACCATCACCAACGTCATCTCCAAGATCTACGACGGCGAGCCTGTCGTGTGGGGGACCGAGAGCATTGCCATGGACAACCTCGCTAGCACGATCGGCGTCTTCCCACTCAACCAGAACGCCGGTGCGGGCGCGGTCTCGTCGATCAAGCACATGGAGTCCAAGGCAAAGATCTGGGGCGAGGCGCTCACGATGCTCGGCATCATGAACGTCAACAGCGAGAAGCGTGAGCGTATGGTTGTCGAGGAGGCCTCGGCCAACAGCGGGCAGGTGCTCGCGTCCAGGGAGCAGTTCATGAAGCCACGCGAACTCGCGTGCGAGCAGATCAACGCCAGGTTTGGGCTCAACGTCTCCTGCACCTGGGCCGTGGACGACAACGCGACCCCGGACCTGAATGACGTGCTTGCTACGCAGAACATGACACAGCTAGGAGGGGACGATGCCGACGCACACGCTCAGGCTTAAGGATGTTGACCGGATCACCAAGGGGCACTGGGGGCTCGACAACTATGAGATCTTCGATGAGTCGTACCGGGAGAAACTGAACTCGCGCATTAAACGAGAGTTCTGGCTCAACGAGATCGGGCACGAGACGATCGATATCTTCATCTGGCGCCTTGAACTCAAGATGGACCTCATCATGCCCCGATACAACCGCATGTACCTGGCTGAACTGCAGAATACTGACCCGCTCGACGGTGGCACGGCGTCCAGCAGGACGCGGCAGTGGGGCGACTCCAGCAACGACGGCACCAACACGAGTTCCAGCAACGGGACGGGATCTGGTAGCAGCAAGGGCCGGACCGTGGCCTCGGACACCCCGCAGACCCGACTGGCAGGCAATGCGGACTACGCGTCGTCACTGTCCGATGCAACCAGCGAGAACAGCAACAAGTCGTCGTCTCCCTCCGCGGGCTCCACAAACTCTCGTAGCCACTACGACAACAACCAGAGCAGCGACTCCTCCCAGCGCGGGAGCAAGGCTCAGATGATCGCCCAGTACCGGGGTACACTTGTTAATGTAGACAATTTTGTCATTGAGGAGTTACGGGATCTCTTCCTTGGCGTGTGGGATGTTGACAGACCCCTTACACACTCACCACTTTATGGAGGTTACTATGCCTAATATTAACGACATCATCAACTCTATTGACCGTGCGATGTGGCGGATCCAGGACTCACGCGTCAATAACGTTACGCCCTTCACCTATCGCGACGGACTCACGTACCTGGAGGTCCTGGAGCGGATCCGCAGTGCCGTCTCTGAGACGATCGACTATGTTGGTGAGTTCGGCGAGGAGCAGAAGAAGATCATCGCCAGCATGAACGAGAAAGTTACAACGTTCATTGCGGAGATGGAAAAGACTCATGATGGTTGGAACAAAGATATTGAGGCGAAGCGTAAAGACACGCTCGATACGATCGAGGCGTTTAAGAGCCGCCTCATCGCAGTTGCCCTAACACCTTCCAGGTCGTCTCGTTACAACCTTGACAACGCCTTTGTTGGCGCCCAGATGATGGATGGCCGGACACAGTACATGGCGACCATCAACCTGACCGAGAAGATGGAGGGGCGGATCGACGCTGCCAACAAGAAGATTGATGACCAGATCGCTGCGCTCCCCAGCACCTACTACAGCCAGACGTATCTGAATAGTGAGTTTCAGCGAGTTGCTAAGTATGATCAGGCCGTTATCATCGGCTCCTCGAACGTCAAGACTGACGGAGGCAGGTGGGCAACTCAGCTAGCGACTGAGTACGGATTCAAGAGGGCGCACAACTACGGCATTGGTGGTGGTGCCTTCACCAGTGCACAGGGTGCTCGTTTCGACACTCAGATCCAGAACGCGTACCGGGCGCTTGGCGACAACAATCAGCGGGTTGGAGGAGTATTCATCATCGACATGCTCAACGACATACGCGCCATGCACAACGTCCAGCAGATGGCCGAGGTGTGCGCGGGGATGATTGAGACGTACTGGCCAAATGCCAAGGTATACTGCATCCCAGTAATCTGGAATGACAGCAGTCTCAACTCGGGTAAGATGAGTGAGTCGATCCAGGCGCGCACCAGTGAGTTCATGTGGGCGTTCAATAAACTCTCTCCTGCCATTTGTGAGGGGTCTCTGTCCTGGTTCCACGGCGACAATAGCGTGATCCGAGGCAACGATGAGGTTCATCTCACCGACGACGGCTACCAGCAAGCCAAACGGTACGCGCTCGGCTGGCTGCGAGGAGGAACCTCCTGGAACGACTATGGATGGCGCGACCTCTCTCCGTGGGGCGAGGACGCTAACGGGCTCAAGAAATCAACTATGACCCTGCGCGTCAAGCGGGAGCACACGAACGCCTACATACGCGGATGGTTTGAAGTTATTGCTGCCCTAGGGACCGACCACCCGATCTGGTCCATCCCCAGATGGGCGACCCCTTACTCGAACCAGTACTTCCAGGGAATGACGCCTAATCGCGAGTGGAAGACATTCTATGTAAACACTGCTGGACAGCTGGTGTCGGCCGATCCCCTGCCTGTCGGAACTTCGATATACCTGTTCTCCCAGTGGGGGGTGTGGTGATATAGCCGAGTGAGCCTCCTGCTACACTTGTAGCGGGAGGTTCACTTATGGCATGGGATGAGCAGCATAAGAAAGTTGCTATTAAAGTAATTGGTACCGTTGAGTCCAACATGGATTATGGTGCAATTAATTACAACGACCCGATCACCGTAGGAATCGCACAGTGGTTTGGGACACGCGCCGCAGGACTGCTGCACTCTATCCGTAACACGCAGCAGTGGCAGCAGAAAATGAACGGGAGCACCCTCGATATTAACGGGCTCTCTCGCCACACTGCGAGCGACCCCTGGTGGAACACGTTCTACCTCTCACGCGCCTATGACGTGTCCCTGAGAGAGTGCCTCAAAGCCAACAGCGCAACCCAGGACGCCCTCCTCGTAAAAGACATCGAAGGATACACTGCGACCGCGACACAGTACGGTCTCGACTACAACAACAACACCGACGCGTTCATCCTGTGGGCGTGCGCATACCACCAGAGCCCGCGACAAGCGCTGCGGGTACTCATGCGCGGGGGAGGGGGTATGGGGTTACGCGCCATGTACGCAGCCATCCTCGCAGACGGGGTCCTTGGCCAGTACAAGACCCGCTACGAGAAGGCGTACGCCATCATCTCCTCGGGCGACACAAGTGGTGTTGGTAGTGGTGGTGGGGCTGGCGGAGCAGGCCTTGGCAATGGAACGGCTATCAACGCTAACGGCAATCAGGAGATTACCATTGAGGGTGGAGAACTTGTCGTTCAGACAGATAACAGCAACGTGATGTTTGCGCAAACCAAGTTTGGTAACGTCAACCTGTACCCATGTGGAATTAACGCGTGGAAAGCCAGTCTCAACGACATCAAGACAATCGTTAACGTTGCTGTCGAGCAAACTGCGGCACAGTCCGGAGGTGGAGATGGTGGTGGTGGAGCGGGCGATGGTTCTGCTGGAGCCAAGGCTCTTGCCTGGATGAGGTCCCGAATCATGAAGTTCGCCTACCGGCAGGCTCCGGGCAGGCTCGACCCTGACCGATCAGGATTCACGGACTGCAGTGGCAGCATCTACCGCGCCTACATGGACACCAGCGGCATCAACCCCGGAACCTGGACCGGCGACATGTACTTCCGCGGCACCGCTGTCATTCCTAGGGGCAGGGGCACTATGAGCGCCGCTCAGCAGGCAATGCTCAAGCCGGGCGACCTCATCGTCATCTCCTGGGGTGGCGGCTACCCGCACACAGACCACGTGGAGATGTTTGTAGGCCCGGGACAGACGATCGGACACGGCGGTGACGGGCCCGGACCCCACATCAACTCTATTGGCATGCTCTCAGGGGCAGCATGGTGGACGGTGAGGCGTCATGGTTAAGAAGAAGTTCAGCTACTACTCGTTCTCGAACGTCCTCTCCTACGGGGGCGTCTACAACATGATCATGGGTGCTCGCGGTCTTGGTAAGACCTACGGCGCCAAGAAGATCGTTATCAGGAACGCGATCGAGAAGGGGCAGCAGTTCATCTACCTGCGCCGCTACAAGACTGAACTCAGGGGTAGAAACTCATTCTTCGCTGACATTCAGCAGGAGTTCCCTGACCAGGAGTTCCGGGTAGAGGGACAGTTTGCTCAGCGTAAGGTTGACAGTAAGTGGGAGACGATCGGGTACTTCATTCCGCTCTCGACAGCGCAGGCGAACAAGTCAATCGCCTACCCGAACGTCTACACGATCATCTTCGATGAGTTCATCATCGACAAGGGGAGCCTGCGTTACCTGCCTGACGAGGCAAAGGTGTTCATGGACTTCTACTCCACGGTGGACAGGTACCAGGACCGTGTGCGCTGCCTCATGCTCTCGAACTCTGTGAGCATCATGAACCCATACTTTATTCGGTTCCATATTGAGCCGAGGGTGGGCATCTCTCGTCATGCTGATGGCTTCATCGTTACTGACTTCGTTGACTCCAAAGAGTTTGCGAACGAGGTCGCACACACGCGGTTCGGGTCCTTCGTTGTTAATCATGCTGAAGACTATGCCGACTACTCCATTAACAACGAGTTTGCCGACAACTATGATGACTTCGTCATGAAGAAATCTGGAAAAGCCCAGTACCAGTTCACTCTCCGAACTCCCCAAGGAACCGTCTCCATCTGGGTTGACGGCGGAACCTGGTTCGCCCAGAAAAGACTCCCCCGCGGACCTCAGATAAAATGGGCCTACAAGGTAAACGACCTTCGAGAGGGTGAGAGACTTTTGCTGTACGGCGACAAGATTCTATCAATCATGCGCACCGTGTACCGCAAAGGCCGCTTGTTCTCTGACTCCCCAGAAACTAGAAACATGTTTGCGGAGATATTCGTAAGATGATAGAAATCCCTAAACTCACGATCGACATTGCGGTAGTCACCGGCGTTATCGCCCTCATCAGCATCCTAGGACGCCTCGTCTACCGCATCAGTCGATACCTCGACCACATGTCATGTATGCTAGACGCCTGGGAGGGAACTCCCGAGCGACCTGGCGTTCTGGAACGTCTAGATGACATCGAGGACAAGATAAACGACGTGCAGTACCACGTAAAACCCAATCACGGCGGGTCATCAATAGACGCCCAGAACCGCCAGATCGCTGAAATACTCACATACCTAAGGAGCAAGTAATGTCTCAGCCCGTAGCACCCGAGCCCCCAAAGTTCCTCGGCAACCCCAGCACCCGACTCTGGCTCTACGGCGTCTTCTTCGCCATCAGCGTCGCCCTCGGAGTCTGGGGCCTCCTCGACGGCAACAAGATCGCCGCCATCAACTTTGTTGTCAGCGCCGTCCTCGGAGTCGCAGCAGGCAACGTCCCCACCCGCCCCGACGGCAAGCACGAGGCCTGACGTGACCACACGACAGAACATTCTCAACATCGCCGCCGCCGAGGTCGGGTACTCCCGATGGGACGACCCCGAGGCCGGCTCCAAGTACGGGCGATGGTACGCCGGGTACAAGGGAGCCTACTTCGGCGCCAGCGGCGTCCCCTTCTGCGACATGTTCGTCTCCTGGGTCCTCTTCCAGGCCGGCGTCAACTGGCTCAGCGCCTACGTCCCCGGCCGAGAGAACGAGGCACGCCAGCGCGGCGTCCTCATCAGCAAGTGGGACGTCCAGCCAGGCGACCTCGTCACCTTCGACTGGCAGGGAGACGGCGAGTCCGACCACATCGGAATCGCCCGCAGCGCCCCGTACGGCAGCAGCATCGACACCTACGAAGGCAACACCAGCCCCGGCACCGGAGGCTCTCAGGGCAACGGGGGATACGTCGCAGCCCGCACCCGCGACATGGATGACGTCGTCTACGGCATCCGCGTCGTCGACACGGCTGTAGGACCAACCTCCACAGGCCCCAGCGACATCACCGGGATCCAGCGAGCCCTCGGAGCCGAGCCCGACAACGTCCTCGGCCCCGACACAGAAAGGCGCCTCTACCTCGTCGTAGCAGCATCCACCTGGGCAGGCACACACTTCCCAGAAGGAGTAGCAGCCACACAGGCCATCATCGGCACTGATGCGGACGGCATCTGGGGTGAGGCGTCCGAAGCCGCCCACGACCGTGTTGTCGAGTCCATCCAGCGAGCGCTCGGAGTCGACGATGACGGAGTCTGGGGCCCCGCCACACAGGCCGCCTGGGAGTCTCTAGCCTCCCGCGCAGAGCGGCCCTAACCAGATACCAAGTAGCCCCGGAGTGGAACCAACCACACTCCGGGGCTACTTGTGCTATGCGCTCACTTGCTGTGCATAAACTCCTCCATCATCTCATACAGGTCGTAGGAGCAGTCGTACACGTCCTGCAGATCTGTGTTCGTCAGCGTGAAAAGCCCGTCCTCATCGTATGTGAGTGTGTAGTTCCAGCCGTCGTCAACGATGACGAAAGAGTTGTCGGGCAGGGCTGTCCAGCCCATGCGCTTGAGGTATCGGGTGTATGCCGTGTCAAGACTGTTCATTTCAGTTCCTTCCTGTTCGATGAACGTTGTTTCGTTCATGAGTTAATAATGCTTCACAGTTCTTGGGCCGTCAAGCCGTTGTCATGTGATCTAGAGCACACGTGTCAACGCCAAACCTCTCCAACGTCTCCCTGTAATGCTGTTTTGCCCTCTTAGTCCCGTTCGCACCGAAGGACTTAATGCTATTCAAGCCCGTGACCTTGTCCTCCACAGTAATACGGTTATTGGGCCACCCATAGCAATTAATGCGATAATCAATTCCATCAATCCCAATAAAATCATCTGTAGCAACAACACTATAGCCAGGCAACTGATCCTTAAGACTAAGCAGTGCCGCCATATCCTTCAAGTAAAACATCTTCAAATAACACCCATGCTTTCCAGCCCCATAAGCAGCATCGCATCGCAAAGTTGCTTGTGAGTATCGTAATGTGTAATCGTTCCCGAACTCGTCTCGTACGGATTCCATGTCTCCAACGTGTAGTCATTAACCAACCGCATCGCCAACGGTCCACAATACAAAATATGCGCACCACCCTCAGTAAACGCCTCCCGCATACCCGAAGCACGCAAACACCTACGCGCCCGGCAAAGGGAACTCGTCATCCTCATCAACCTCACCCCTAATCACAGTCAGCCACTCATCCGACGTAGCACCAAAATTCGTGTTCTTCACATACCAGCGACCATCACCCGCACGCTCAAGAATCATCCTCATCTCCAATCACATCAACAATAATCTTCTTGTTCTCCTCATCAAAAGTTAATGTAAATACAACACTATCCTTTTCCATCAAGAACATCCCCCAACTCCACAATCCGATACTGACCCCACCCCGAACGCCCAGTCGACACATGAAACCGCTCAGAATCCCGATAAAAACGAACCTGCCGACCCTTAAACAACTCATCAACCAACCACGAAGTCACCCGCCAGTCATTCAAGTCATCCAACACATCCAAAGCCGGACGCACATCACTCCGAGACAACATCACGAATCACCCACTCAAGAAACTCTCTAGCATCCGAACCACCAACAAAATAACAGCCCCCACCAGCCATAACATACATCGCCCCAGCACTGTCAACCTCCACCCTCATATCAATCGACATCCAACTCCTCCTTAATCTTAGAAATCGAGTAACTCGTAATCAACACATCGCGCGAAGTACACGCATACTCCGCCGAATCACCAATAGGAGTCAGTGTATAAACAGTGCCCTGCCAAGGCAGCAAAGCATAGTTGTAATACACCTCAGCCCCCTCAAACAAGAAAGCAATCGAATTCCTCTCACCTGCTGTGAACGGCCTAGGCTCCATTGTGCATCACCACATCCATTGCTCGATTCATGTGTAAATAATGCACCAACATTATCTGCAC